CGGACGACTGCCAGAGCGGACACAAGAAGGAGTTTAAACGTGTCGCGACGGCCATCGGTCTCGAAGGGAAGATGACGGCGACGGTGGCCGGGGATGAGTTGAAACGCGAGATCGAGCGGATCATCAAAGCCCTCCCACCCCTGACCCACGGAGCCTTGGACTTGTCCACCCGCAAGAAGCAGCCGACCCGGCTCGTCAAGTTGGAGTGCGACGGCTGCGGCATGATCATCCGAACCACAGCGAAGTGGATCGAGCAGACCGGCAACCCGGACTGTGCTTGCGGCGGACACTTCCACGGAGAGTGAACGAGACTGTTGACAGGGATTTAAATCGAGAGTATTCTGTAAGAAACCTTACATAACAGGAGAAGCACATGGACATCGCCATCAAGATCGCAGACAAGACCAACCGCCGTGACCCCGGTGCGCTGTACGCCAAAGCCCTCGACCGCCACACGCAGATCGAGCGGGAACTAGCCCGAGTCATGAACAAGTGGCAGAAGAGCCGCGCCACCCTCAAGCGGATCGAGAAGAAACTGGACGAAGCCCAAGCCGTGGCTTGGTCGAACTAACAGGAGAAAGCACATGACACAGATCAACATTCCGTCGATCAGCATCGACACCCCGATCCCCTACACCCTCCGACTGCGAGACAAGGGGCAACCCTTGGAGGGACTCTACATCCCTCGCGGCAGTTGGAGTCAGTTGGCTTATGTGATGATCACCGAACGCCGCGCAAGGTGGAGCGGTGGTGTGGGCGAGGTGATTGGCTACAACGTCACGACCGTAGGACTCTCGCCGCAGACCAAGCGTGAAACAGAGTTCAACGTGAGAGGACGCGCTGAAATGGTGAAGTTCGTCAACGCTTGGATCGCCAAGACCGTGGCAGCAGGACTCAAGAAGGCGGCTGAAAACCAAGCCGAGCAGAACGAGATCGAGCGTCAGCGTAACGAGCGCATCGCCAAGCAGATCGAGACGGCGGGCGGTGTCGAGGCACGGCGACAGGAGATTGTGCGAGAGGGCTACGACCTCGCCGCGCAGGATGCCATGCAGTACGAACCTACCGAGGTCTACGGAGCCATCATCACCGCGCTCTTCTACTCCACACCTATCGTCCTCGACGAAAAGATACGCGACAGAATCCTCGCGCAGTACGAGAGCGGCAAAACAAGTGGGGGCGTGAAGCGTTACATCGACGAGCGTATGCGAGAGTTGGACGACTACTTGGGCAAGACACAAACAGGAGAAGCAGCATGAACGATTACGAAAAGGTCGAGTTTGCGCTCGATGTCTTGGAGTCTGCTGAAGTGGTCGCAGAGTTCGAGACCCATGTGTGGGTCAAGATCGACAAAGCAGATTGGGAATCACTGTGGTCGCAGGATGAGGAGATTTAAATCATGAGTAAGGCATTACAGGTGGTAGTGGTGTTCGAGTTCCCCGGGATCGAGAGTCCCGACAGCCCGGAGGCCGACGAGATCGTGGACGAGGTCGCTCATGAGATCGAGCGGCTTGTGTTGGGTGAGTGGCAGTCCCCCGTCCCGGCGGTGTTCGCTTGGGTGGACGAGGCACGGATTCGCGAAGGCGAGGAGGTTTAAATCATGAAGACCTACAAAGTATCGCTCTGCCGTGTAGAGCACCGGGTCTACGAGATCGAGGTCAAGGCCAAGACAGGCGAGGAGGCACATGACATCGCTGTCGAAACGTGGGACGAGGACGACGAAGCCTTCACCGATTTTGGCTGCGTCCATGCGGAGGAGTTCATTGAAAACGTCGAGGAGGTGCAGTCATGAGCAGCACAGACGAAGCGGACGAAGCAGAGAAGGTCAAAATCCTAAAAGAGAAACTCCGAGCCATTGGGTTCATTGCAGCAGCGGCTCTGACCGAACCCGACGAAAAGATGTCGCAGAAGTTCTCTAACTTGGCCGAGACGTTACTGAATAAATTCTTGGTGACGTTAGTGCCAGAGGAGGATCGAGACACGGTCACCGACCATATCGAGGACTTTGCGGTGCAAGCCTACGAGGAGTTTCAGTTATGAAAAAGTTAAGCAAGGAAGATAAGGCCGAGGTCAAGTACTTCCAAGACAAGATGCGCTCTGTCGGGTTCGTCGCAGCAGCGGCCATCGTCGAACCGCAGGACGAGTTATCGGAATACCATGCGGGCTTCGCAGACAGGTTGCTCACATTTCTCACACGAGAACTCGACGACGAGGGAAAGCGACTTATCAATGCGAGAGTCAAAGCCTACGCACTCAAGGTATCGAGGATAAAGTTATGAACGACACCGATTTCCAGATCATCGAGATGTACTACGAGGACGGCATGAAGGAGAGCGAGATCGCTGCGTCCCTTGGCCTGTCTGTTTCGACCGTGCATGAGGTGCTGTTCGAGTTCGATCAACTAGATAACAAATCCATGTTCGAGGAGTAAGCGATGTTTAAATGCAATGACTGTCAGCACACGTTTGCCGAGCCGCTCTACGTCAAAGAGCGGGACATGATCGACACCGAGATGGGATCGCGACCGATAACGTACACCGCCGAACTGTGTCCGAAGTGTCAAGGGCAGCGCATCGTGTTAGAGGAACCGAAAAAAGAAATACCCGTCATGGGAGATGACTATTTCGGGGATTGCAAAAACTGTGTAGATTGGTAATGTAAGGTAGTTCGATATATCAACCTAATAGGAAAAGCATCATGAACGAATCAGATATGCCGCGTGAGTGGTGGCAAGACCAAGATCAAGACGAGGCTTGGATCAAGCAGCAAGAGGAAGAGATGCAGCAGCGCGAAGCGCAGCGCGTTCCCGTGCAGTTAGAGTTGCCCTTCGATGCCCCGACCGAGCAAGAGTTAGAGGAAGAGTACGATGCCTTCATGGCGCGGCTCGAAGAAGAGGCCAAGCGTCATGAGAGTTGAAGATCGTAACGTCGCTGTTCATGGAACCTCACTTCGAGGTCATATCAACGTGGACTACGACACGCTCGTGCGTGTGTTAGGTGAACCCGAGCGGAGCGATTTCTACAAGACACAGGTCGAGTGGGCGGTGCGCTTGTACGACGACGAGACAGGCGAGTCTACGGTCGTCACCGTGTATGACTGGAAGCAGGGCGACTGCTATCTGGGTGAGGGCAACGGCATCCCGCCCGAGGCGGTGACCACATGGAACGTGGGCGGCTACAGCAGCGATGCGTACCACCGTTTAAATGATCTGCTGATGACGGTGCAGGAGATGGCAGCGTGACACCCGAAGGGAAGGTCAAGGCCAAGGTCAAAAAGATACTGACCGACATCGGTGCGTATTACGCCATGCCTGTGGGCGCGGGATACGGACACGCAGGAACGCCCGACTTTCTTATCTGCTACAGAAACCAGTTCCTAGCCATAGAGACGAAGGCAAAAGGAAACAAGCCCACCGCCTTGCAAGAGGCCACCATGCAAAGGATCAGAGACGCAGGTGGGCGCGTCTTCGTGATCGACGAAACCAACGTAGATAACCTACGCAAGGAGATTGAACGTGAAGATGACCGATAAGATTCGCCGCTTGCTTCAGAAGGGCAAGACCGCGCAAGAGATCGCAGCGCAGCTCAAGATCAAACCGAACCGTGTGTACACGGTGAAGTGGTTAGATGCGAAGAAGCAGAAGCCCTCGAAGATCATCAAGGCGGTGAAAGAGACGAAAACCGCGCTCGACAGCATCGAGCGATATAAAGACATGGTAGGTACGACTGTGGGCGGTCTGACTTTCGTTGAAATTGAGAACGGTAAGTACAGGTGGATCAGAAATGACTTGGCAGAGAAGTACAAAAAGACAACGTCTTCAACCGACCTTGTCAACAAGCCGCCGCACTACACAGCGGGTGGGATCGACTTTCTGGATTACGCAGAGGCCAAGGGGCTGACCGAGAATGCGTACCTCTTCAACGTGGTGAAGTACGTCAGCCGCGCCGGTAAGAAGGTCAATACTGACCCCGTGCAGGACTTGCAGAAAGCCGAGTTCTATCTCAAGCGCGAGATCGAGCGGAGGAAATCTGCGTGAGTACCGTTGTGCTCAACGACTCATGGCGAGCATGGGTTCTTGAGAACATAGACCGGGGCTGCACACAGCAGTCGATGGTGGACTCGATGGTGGAGGCGGGGTGGCCAGTCAAGGTTGCTCCGGCCATCATCGATCACGTTCTGCGCGAGCGGGAGCTGTTTAAATCTATCAACGCAGTCCCAAGACTCGTCGATCTCCCTGCGCCCGTTAGCGTGTCGATGGCTTTGAAGATGCCGCCGATCCTCGTGTTGGAGAACCTGCTGACAGACGAAGAGTGCGACACGCTGATCAAAGATGCGACACCGCGCCTGACAGACTCGTCAGTCGTTGAGACAACAACGGGCAACAGCGTACCGAGTGAGAACCGCATCAGTCGCGGGATGTTCTTCCAGTTGGCCGAGACGCCGACCGTGGCGCGGATCGAAGATAGGCTGGTGAAGGTGTTTGACTGGACGCCGAAGCACCACGAGGGGCTGCAGGTGTTGCACTACGGCATCGGGGGACGGTACGACCCGCATCACGACTACTTCCTGCCGAGCACGGAGAGCGCGACCAAGCTGACCGCAGAGACGGGGCAGCGACTGGGAACGGTGCTGCTCTATCTCAATACGCCCGAGGAAGGTGGCGGCACACAGTTCACCGACATCGGGTTAGAGGTCGCGGCGCGGAAGGGTAGTGGCGTGTTCTTCAGCTACGACAGGCCGCATCCCTCGACACGGACGCTTCATGCAGGACTGCCTGTGGTGAAGGGCGAGAAGTGGGTGGCGACGTTCTGGTTCAGAGAGAAGGCAGATGAAACCCAAAAATGAGTTTGCATTCCCACAACTAGAGTCCGAGCGACTCACATGGTGGGGACACGGCATGACACTTCGAGACTACATGGCGAGCAAGAGTTTAAATGCTCTGATCGTCTCATCCGGTGTCCTGCTGCGCCCCGAGCAAGCAGCGAAGATCGCATACACATACGCCGACGCAATGTTGGCAGAACGAGAGGTGAAAAATGAATCTGTTCCAAATAGGTAGAAAGCGTTTCAGCAGAATCTTCTGGCGTATTCTCGACGAGAAGACGGGAGAGGACTACAACGAAGACTTCGATGATCTGGACGCGATGTTCGAGCATCAGCAGGCTCTGCGCTTGGAGGCCGACTACAAGACCGGGTCAATCAACTGGACTGAACTGGAGGATGTGTACCGCCTCATCAAGTTCTTCAGTCCTCGCGTGATCGCAGAGGTGGGTACCTTCATCGGCGTGTCTACGCTGACGATGCGGGTGGCTGCACCCCATGCACGGATCTACACCTGTGATGCGTCGAACGATCTGAAAATCTCATCGGTGGAAGACGAGCTGCTGTTCCAGTATCCGAAGAAGACATCGACCGAGATGTTCAAAGATCTGGCCGAGAAGGGTGTGGGCGTCGATCTCATCTATCTCGATGGCCGGTTGCAGCAGGAAGACTTCCAGTATTTCTCAAAGATCATCCACGACCAGACCATCTTCGTCTTCGACGACTTCGAGGGAGTTGAGAAGGGCGTAGTCAATGCCATGATGCTGGAGTCCCCGGTGCGGGTGCTGATCTATCCCAAGAGCGGAATTCGCAAGACCGCTGTATCGTTACCACTTCAGATGCTGCAGTTTGCACCGCAGGAGATGACATGATCAGGTGGCTACTAGGTTTCTTCAAACGTGCGGACGAGTTTCGCAGGAAAGAATGGGCACACGTACCGCCCCCGGCGTGGGGAGCCAAGCGTAGTGGGAGGGATTACTGGTGAGTGAAGAGAAAAAAGAAGCTCAAACCCTACCTCAAATGGTGGATACCGTATTTAAACACGGTATGAAGCTGGCTGAAGAGAACAAGTTTGATGAAGCCGTCAATGCGTTCACAAACATCACGGACTGCGTTGGGTTAGTTACCGGAGCGATAGTGCAGCGAGGGCGCTGTCACTGGGAGATGCGGCGTTGGGTGGCCGCACGGACTAACTTTAGTTACGCCGCTGCAATCGACCCGATGAATGCAGATGTTCGCTGGACGAAGGCTCTGCTAGATCTTCAGATGCACAATTTTAAAGATGGGTGGGAAGGATACGAAGCAAGATGGAAGAGCAATAGTTTTAAATCTTCTACTCTGTACACCACCCGTCCTCAATGGCAACCCGGCATGGACTGCGATCACCTTGTCGTATGGCAAGAGCAAGGTGTGGGCGATCAGATTATTTACACTACGTTCTTACCCAAACTGGCAGAACAGGTTAAGCGTCTCACTGTCATAATTGACGTTCGGCTTGTAGAACTTTACAAGAGATCATTTCCCAACATCGAGTTTGTTGGCTCGACAGAAAGAATCAAGTTGGGTAAGAACGGCGCACATCTTCCGATGGGCAGTGTGTCACAGCACTTTATTAAATCACTACCGGATATCCCAAAGAACGTTTCAATTGCTTACCTTAAACCTGACCTTGAAAAAAGAGATCTTATACGAGAATCCGTAGGTATATCTCCGAGTGATTTTGTGGTGGGGATTTCGTGGCTTAGTAAAGCCCCATCAGTAGGCGCTCACAAGAGTATGTCTTTAGAAGACCTGCTGCCTATGTTTGAGATGCCTAATACTAAATTTGTCAACCTTCAGTACACCGACGTACTGCCAGAGATTGAAGCATTTGAAAAGAAGTACGGTAAAAAGATTATTACTGTTAACGCGATCAACAACTTCTTTGATCTGGACGGCCTAGCATCTGTCATCGCCATGTGCGATGCAGTTGTGTCGGTCAGTAACGCAACGGTACATCTAGCCGCTGCGACTGGTAAACCCGTCTTCCTCCTTGATTCCAACAAGCTGTTCTTCTGGAATCACCGTGTGGGACGAAAGAGTCTGTGGTATCCATCGGTGTCGGTATACCCGAGGCAGAATGTTCTTGCACCGTGGACTCTGCCTGTCAGAGCAGCGTTGTATGATTTAAATGCCTTACGAGAAAAACGCGACGGCCTTCTGAAACCGCAACAGGTTGAGACGTTTGTTTTCTTCCACGTGGGTCATGATGTTTCTTACCCGCAGAAATTAGTCAGTTCGATCCGTATATCGAACCCAGCGGCTCAGATTGTGATGTGTACAGATAAAGCAACGCCTGAAGTAGTGGGTGTAGACATCCGAGTAGAGGACGATGTTGATCGACGCTTCTTAATGACTGAACGCCTACGGATGTACGCCGCTGCAAAACTAAACCACCCGGCTATCTACATTGATACCGACATGCTAGTGGTAAACAAGATTAGTCCGACAGAAATTCTCGGTGACAACGATGTCGGTCTGTGCCAACGCAGTTTTAGTAGAGACTCACAGTTCAATACAGAACAACGTGGGCTAGAGTTCCCTGAATACGCAGGGAAAACCCTTATGGAAGCATACCCCTACCTCGCCTGTACCATCGTGGCTAAGGACTACACCGTGTTTGAACGGCTGTACGAGATCCTTAAAGGCATGGATGAGAAGTATCACGTGTGGTACGGGGATCAAGAAGCCCTGAAGGTAGCCGCCACGGAAATGCGTGGTCGGGTGACTGTGTTTCCTGAAAGCGAGTACGGCTGTCTACCAGAAGAGTCGCCTAGCACACCGCCTAAGATCATTCACTTCAAAGGTCCGGATCGTAAGCACTTGTTCGAGGATGTTTGATGAAAATTTTTATTGGTTGGGACAGTCGCGAAGACATCGCGTATCAGGTATGCAGGGAATCATTACTCCGGCATACGTCCGTTCCGCTTGACATTCAACCGATTAAGCAGACTGATTTGCGCGAACGGAACGTGTACTGGCGTGAGCATGACCCGTTAAGTAGCACTGAGTTCAGCTTTACTCGTTTCCTGACTCCGTATCTTGCAGGATACAAAGGGTGGGCGTTGTTCATGGACTGTGACTTTCTATGGCGAGGAGACGTAGCCGGGGTCATGGACTACGCCGATCCAAAGTATTCGGTGCTGTGCGTGAAGCACAAGTACAAGCCGAAAGAAGAGACGAAGATGGACGGAGCGGTGCAGCACAAGTATCCGAAAAAGAATTGGTCGAGCCTGATGTTGCTGAACTGTGAGCATCCGGACGTAAAACAAAACTTGACGCCGCAGACAGTGAACATCGCGACTGGGATGTACCTACATCAGTTCCGATGGACATTAGACGAGAACATCGGCGAGTTGCCGATTGCTTACAACTACTTGGAAGGGTGGCATACAAAGAATGTCTGCCCGAATCCCGTGGCTGTTCATTTCACCCGAGGCGGTCCTTGGTTTGAAGACTGGGGTAATGTGGAATACGGGGATGAGTGGTTAGCGGTAGCAAAGGAGATGTGACATGGATGAAGAAGAAGTTTATTTGGTAACCCCTGATGGCGTGTTACCCGGTAAAAAGGAAGTAACGTGGGTAAAAATTGGCGACGATGGTGGTTTAGAATACATAAATTGGGAAACCATCAATCAATACTCAAAAGAATTTGACGAACTTGGTTTAAATGGAAGACGAACCGAGACGCATGTTATATGTAAGTTATTAACGTTGATACGCGACGAAACGCGACGAGAAACAGAGGAGAAATACCGTGCCGCATAAGCCAACCCTGCATCAGGAGTTGATGGAACGATTTCCGGGACTTAGGTACGAAATCAGCGATGATTTTGTCGGTGTCTTTGACGGGATATTTTCGGAAGCCTTTTGCAAAGGCATGATTGATTACTTTGAAACTATGGATAAAGTAAGTGGTACTTACACCCGTGTTCAAGGGTTTGACAAAAAAGCGCATGTTGTTGATGACTCTGCCATTGATTTCAATGGCGCCGATTTTTACACAAATGATTCTTTAAAAGTCATCTCTCCTGAGTTTGTGGGGGTGTTCTGGCAAGTCGGCTATCAACTGTACAAAGAGCGATACTCAATTCTGGACAGCTACGAAAAGCATCAGATCTACACCATCAAGTTACAAAAAAGTAAGCCGGGACAGGGCTATCATGTTTGGCACAGCGAAGACATGACTCGGATGCACGCTAATCGCGTTCTCGTGTTCATTCTGTACCTGAACGATATTGATGAGGGTGGCGAGACCGAATTTCTGTACTTGAAAAAGCGCATCAAACCAGAAGCAGGTAGGCTCGTTATTTGGCCTGCTGGCTTCACGCATACGCACCGTGGAAATCCTCCCCTCGGTGACACCGATAAGTACATCATCACTGGATGGGTAGAGCTGTGAAGTTCTGGTTTAAGCCAAAAAAAGTGTCTGTCGATTGCTTTACCTATGAACCGATGGTGGCCGAGAAATACAACATACGTCGGTCTACGAAGTATGTTCCAGACTGGTGGAAGGGGCTAAAGCACTCGGTAGACATTCCCACCTCCTACGGAATTGCTCGTCCTTCCCCCACTATGCGGTCTTGCACGGGCTTTTTAAATCTTTTTCAACAGTCATGGACGTTACCTCTTTGGACGGACATGATCCTGTCTATAAAAGAGGACGGAAGTTACAACTACCTATTCCCCCATCCACCAGAGCCTGAAGCAATAGGGTCCCATCCTCCTTATCAGTACGGCTTTAGTATGGCCGACAGAGTACATGTCAAAATAACTCCGCCTTGGACCGTCTGGGAAAAAACCGGTATCAACTTCGGGTTTTTTGGAGCGGAGTGGAGCTTGCTTAACGACCTGCCATCGGTTCGCGTTGTGCCTGGCGTTGTTGACTACAAAGATCAGCACGGCCTTGCGGTCAATTTCTTTGTTGACAAGAAGGAAGCAAACATCAATTTTGTTGCCGGAACTCCGCTGGTGTATTTGGTCCCGCTGACAGAAAAGCGTGTTGAGTTTAAGACTCACGTAGTTACTAACGAGGAATGGAATCGGCTTGGGCGGCATAAAGCCATTCATCAAAATAAGTTTATTACCATGGGGAAATGGCTGTGAAGAAGTATCATTTCATTTCAGGTCTGCCACGAGCAGGATCCACTCTGCTTGTCAGCATTCTTAACCAGAATCCAAGGTTTTATGCCGAGATATCGGGTCCACTAGCGGGTTTCGTCGATGCTATCAGTAAGGTTCTGACTCACGGTGATGACACACACAAGATCAGTTGCTCACCCGAACGCGCTGTTGATACGGTGCGAGGCGTGGTTGATGGGTATTACGCATCAATAAACAAAGAAATCATTTTTAACACACATCGTTCTTGGGTACGGTCTCCAGAATATCTCGCGGAGATCGTCCCTGATTTCAAGCTGATCTGCGCCGTCCGCAATTACGCCGACGTAATAAACTCTTTTGAGTTGTTGTATAAGAGGCGCGGTATACGCGAGGACTCATTATTCGGGGAGGGGGCGTTAAACGTCTACACGCGAGCCGACACTCTGGACAAGAATATGGTATCCAACTGCTACTACTCCTTGAAGGAATGCTTTTACGGTCCTTACCGGGATCACCTCCTGCTTGTTGAGTATCAAGATCTAGTGACCGACCCTGCCGCGACGGTGCGTAGGGTCTATGACTTTATCGGGGAACCGCACTTCGAGCACGACTTCAACAACGTAGGGTTCTCGTTCCCCTTGTACGATCACGTCACGAACCTCCCCGGACTTCACGATGTCCGTAGTGCTGTCTCGTCCAAGCCACAGCATGTTGTGTTGCCCCCGGACCTCTACGGACGGTACGTGAACATGGAGTTCTGGAGAAAGCCAAATTAACTATGGGAAAAGAATACACAAAGCCGTCGAGGTTCAACGTGGTTCTTACATTTGAGCAATACAAATTTTTACTAGAACGTAAGCGTAAAGCACGAGAACTTGACGAGCGGGTGAAATACAAAGACTTAGTGGAGCTATGGGGTATTCCTCAATACCACATGGCAGGTGCGGTTCACCGAGGGATAAGACAGTATGACGAACGAATCAAAGTCGAAGGTGGAAACACTGACGATAGACAACCAATCCCCACCCGGCGCGTGGAAAGAAGAAATGAGTGCTGCCCCGTGGGGCTATGGTCAAAGTCAGCAGAAGCGCGTCGAGCGATCCTTAGAGAATATTCGGAGGGCGGGGCTGTTCGACGAGGCTACAGTCCTCTTATTAGAGCTGAATACTTTGAAGACTGAGTTAGAACTACTACGCAAAAGTGAAAAGTGAAGTCATTTAGAACCTTAGTCAGCATCGCTTCGTATCGAGACCCGCTCCTTGCATGGACAGTGCAAGATGCCTACGAGAACGCCAATAACAAAGACCACTTGGTGTTTGGCATTGTTGAGCAGACGTACGAGAAGGATGCGTTTGATTACAAATCGCTGCCGTACAGCAAGCAGATACGCTACGTCCGGGTTGACCCTGACCAGAGCCGGGGCTGCTGCTGGGCGCGTAGCGTAGGCCAAACTCTATGGGGCAACGAGGACTATTACTTTCAGATCGACTCACACATCGGGTTTGAACCGGGCTGGGATCGACTGATGGATGCAGCCATGACCCATCTACGGGAGCACCACGAGCGGCCAATGATTACCAATATGCCGTACTCGATGGAAGCCAAGGACGACGACATCATCAACAACCCGATAGTGAAGATCAAAAGCCCGGATGAATTCATACATCTGACCCGGGTGTGCCGCCCCGTACAGAAAGACACAGTGTTTACAGATAACTATTTTGTCGGCGTTCAGTGCGACTATGTACCGAAGAGACACTTTGTCCCGGGCTATCTTGTTGCTGCAGGGTGTTTGTTCACGCTAGGCAAGTGGGCAGAAGAAGTGCCCTACGATCCGTATCTGTTCTTTGAAGGCGAAGAGCAATCTGTCTCGCTTCGATCATGGACGCACGGCTACAACATCTTTCACATCTCGCCCCTGATGTTCTACCACTACTACGTCTCTGCCTATAAGCAGCGGTTCTGGAGTGACGGCGTAGAACGTCAGACAAACTGGCAAGCTTTAAATGCGCGGTCGCTCGATAGACTGAAGCGCATCGTGACTGGTGATGATGTCGGTGTATACGGGCTTGGCACTCGGCGGTCGTTGCACGACTACATTCGCTTTACTGGGATTGATTACTTGAACAAAAAATTAGAGCCGAAGGCTCTCGACAAGTCTCTCTTCATGCATAATTACAAACTCTCTCCGGGAGCATTCAAATGAATATGGAAGGCGACATACTGGAGTTGATACGCGAACTGCCTGCTCAGATGAACAGCCCGGAAGTATCAACTGAATTTAAATTTATGGTTGCAGGCGCGGTCCTTTGGCGTTGTGCCGATGAGATCAAAGCCCTGCGGGACGAACTGGAAAAGGTAAAGGCACAAGGGTATGGCAAGCGTCGCAAGGGTAAGAAAGTGCAGAAG